TTAGCGTGGTATATCCGGCCAGTCAGGCGCAGATGTATCCACCCGGTTTACCATTACGCTGTAGAGTTCCCATGCTTCCAGCCGTTTAATCTCTTCATCTGTGGCGATTTTTAGTTTTACTGCCCGCGCCAGTGGTGCAATGGCTGATTCAGCCTCTGCAAGAAGTTCCGCTTTTCTGGCTTCAGCCTGTGCAACCAGCTCTTCAGGCGTATATTCGCGATGTTCAACCAGTACCGGGCCTCCTTTCCTGTGCTCAATATATTTTCCGTCCACCTGGCCCTGCATAAGCTCGCGGTAATGCTCATCGGTCAGGGGGATTAAATCATCCGGGTAATCGCCTGATTTGGTATCCGGCTGCCAGAAAAAACCTTTTTCTTTAAAGCTGTAATAATAATCGCTCATTGATATTTATCTCCCAATTGCAAACCAGGATACAGGAAAATTATTGACCAGATTGGCTATTGCTGATGACTTGGTGGCGGCAAAAAACTGACTGTTGCTCACCGGGTATCCGAATGCGTTATCCACCTGGTTGCCCTGAGCACTGGCATTGGTTACAAAAACGGCAAAGCAACCAACAGGGAAAGCGCGCGGAAAATTGTAGGTTCCGTTCGAATTATCAAGATGTCCCCACTGCATTATAAATCCGGTGCTGTCGTCAAGTATCCAGCCCCAGCCCTGAATGCTGGCGGCATTTTTACGGGCGAAAGTCTGGTTAACATAATCCCATGTGGCGCGGGTGTTGATGTTGTTGTCACGAATTGCCAGTTCACCATTGATCCAGTCAATCGTCCCACGGGTATTTAGCTGATTAGTAATCCAGATACTCAGCCAGTTATCACCCCACACTGAACTAAAAATGTCCCCATTAGTGGTCATGCGCGCATTATCGAAATGAATATCAGTGAGCATGTGTAATCCGTTACCATTGATATAACCCACTTTGGCACCGTTACAGTAAATATCCAGTACGCCATCCGCGCTGCCGATAAATCCACTGTCACTGTCACCGATATTTATACACGGTGTGCTGCCGTCAAAAACGCCGGTTCCGATATTGCCGATACTCACGCGTTTTGTCGGGTTCAGGGTTTCTTTTAAACCGAGGTTTTCTACAAACTTCGCCTTGTCCGGAATATCGCCGCCATTGCTGTTTTTTTCCAGGCGCCCGTTCGCATTATCCATAGCCGCTTTAACCGCTTTCGGCGTTGCGGCCAGCGTCTCAGACGTACTGTCAGTAGCATTGCTGAGCTGGATAATCCCTTTACGCGCCGTAGTGGCGTCCTGAGCTGTATATTTCGCGTTAGCAAGGTCATATGCCACCTTGACTGCTTTCGGTGTCGCGGCAAGTGTTTCAGACATACTGTCAGTGGCATTGCTGAGTTGCACAAGGCCTTTTCGCGTTGTGGTGGCATCCTGAGCTGTATATTTCGCGTTAGCAAGGTCGTATGCGGCCTTGACGGCTTTCGGTGTCGCTGCAAGTTCTTCAGACGCGCTGTCTGTTGCACTGCTGAGTTTAGTAAAGCCTTTTTCACTCAGAGTAGCATCAGGATGGCGACGTGATCTTTCATGTTCGGCGAGTTTGTCGTCGACATAATCCTGTGTCGCCATCACCATTGTCGAATCAATGGATAGCTCCACCGAGGCGATATTGCTGACAATGATGACCATGCGGCATGTCTGCGCACGTCCTGAGCCCTCGGCCAGTTCTGGCTTGTAGCTTTCGGCCATATTGGCGACAGCAATCAGGATACCCTCATCGTCATAAAGACCGAGCTCACGCATCCAGAAACCGCCCACCTCCGGTGGGATAACCAGCTCGGCTACAATGTAATTGCTGTTCCTGTTGTCCTGGCTAATTTTATTCAGCGCATGACGCCAGACCTCATTAATGAGTTTTGTCTGACTGGCATTTGGCTCAGGCAGCGAACCGCCGCCGTCACCTACGGCCATCACAGTAATATTTACTTTTTTACCACCCGGCAAGGTAGCCGCTGCCAGTTTTGCAGCTCCGGCAGTGGTAATAATTGTTTTAAATTTTGTGCTCATTATTCCTCACTCATCCGGGTAAACCGTAATAATGTCGCCGTCATATGCCACACCGCCGGTGTACATATAGCCCGCTATATCCTGGATAATATTCAGACCAATCAGGTGACGGCTGGCAGGTTTTGCATCCGCAATTAGCCGTTCCATTTCTAAATACATTTCTTCGGTGATGCCGCTTTCCAGTACACCGATATCAAGACGAAAAGTGCCCGCCGGGTCGTCACTCTCCCACCACTCAGTAACGTTAATGACGTAACCGAGCGGCTCAACCACACGCCGCACAGCGCCTATCGTCCCTTTGTGGCAGTGGATGTAATACGCACTGCGAATAACGTCACGCTTGGTTTCTTCCGGCCAGTTCTCATCCCACCGGTCAACGGAAAACGCCCACGCCAGCCACGGCAAAAGGTTTGCAGGACAGGTGTCAGGGCTCCACAGGCGGCGTAACGGAATGGGGGTATTTTCAATATCTGCACAGGCACGGGCAGCAGCCACCTCAAGAGGTGATGAGCCTACAGGTAACAGGCGCGCATCACTCATCAGAGCCACCAATCACTATCTGATAGTCAGTGCAAAAGGAGGCCTGCGTTTTATCAAGCACAATGTCAGCCACTGGCGCTGCCAGCTCGACACGCTGCACCCCCTCAACATGTAACGCGGCATAGATGGCCGACAGGCGAATATCCCGCCCTAACCGGTGTTGAGCGCTGGCATAGGCTTTGAGCTTCGCCTCAGCCGCTGCGCGAATCGGCTCACTTTCCGGCCCCGGATAAATGAAAAGCGTTGCGCGTATCTGGTAATCAACAATCTGAGCTGACTGCACCGTTACACGGTCAGCAACCGGCCTCACGTCCTCACCATTAAGTGCATTGCGCACAATGCTCAGTAGCTCATCAGACGCCGCGCCGTTATTCTCACGCGAGAGCACAGATATCGTGACGCACGCGGGGGAAGGGCTGATAACAGAAATATCAGCGACACGTCCGTCAGCACTACGGCCATGAAATTCATAGGCACCCGTAGAGCCCGCCACGCTCATTCCTTCAAAAGCCTGCTGTATACGCAGACGATAATCGGCGTCGAGTTCCATTTCTGCCGTGGTGGGTGGAATGGTGGTGTCATCAGCAGGCGTGACGACAAGGCGCTCAACATTGAAATTCGCCCCGATATTATCGAGGTCACTGTCTATGGCATAAGCCAGCATCACTGCGCGTGCAGCTTCATTGACACGCTGGCGCCAGATAACCTCACGGTAGGCGTTTTCCTGCAGCAATTTAACAATTGGCTCAGACTCAAGTGCGAGCGTCCGGGCGACGGCTTCCTGCTGGTCTTCCGGATAGAGCGAAATCAGCGTTGCAATGCGCTCCGCAAGGATAGTTTCATAGTCCAGTTCCTCGACCACATCAGGAACAGGTAGCAGACTCAGGTCAACAGTTGCCATAGTGGTTTAACTCAGTGAAACAGTGGTTGAAACTGACGCACCGGTATCGGTACGCATCCCGGTAATATCGACATACATCTCGCCAGCGTCGCCGGTCTCAAAACTGATGGAGGTAAGCCTGATGCGTGGTTCCCACTTCTGGATCGCGGAATAGCACGCCACCATGATTTGCAGCCTGAGCGCCGGGTTTTGCGGCATATCAATCAACGCAGACAGGAGCGAGCCATATTCACGACGCATTACCCGCGAGCCGACCGGCGTCAGCAGAATGTCGCGCATGCTCTGGCTGATATGCTCACTGTCACTGATACCGAGGCCGGTATTGCGGTTCATCCCCATATAGCGCGCCGTCACCTGGTGCCCTCCGTCCAGCTCCCGCCCCGTTGCACGCCGCCGTGACCGTGGTCATCGACCTGTACGCCGTTTGATTTAAACGTGCCACCGATATGTTCGATGTTTCCCTTCATGATGCCGCCTTTCTGCACCTCAAGCGTCGCCGCCGTCAGTTTGTTGGTGCAGACCACCTCCGGGGTGTCGAGGGTGATACGTTCTGCCGCTTTTACCAGTACCACCGGCACGGTGGCGGTAATGGACTCCGATGCCGTCACATCGGCAGTCTTGATGCCGCTGACCGTCAGCGCACCGGTTTCCGGCTCATACTCCATAACAGCGCCGTCGGGGAACACCACATGCCACGCATCCGCCGAGGCTGACGGGGCAGGGTTATCGTCGGAGAAAATCCCCGGCAGCACGAAAGCAGTATCAAGCTCACCACCAATTGCCAGCAGCAGCACCTGCTCACCGACCGAGGGAGCCCACCATGTCCGCGAACGACCGGCGCGGGTGGTCATCCAGTTCAGCCATGCAGTCTGGATCCCGCCGCTTTGCACGCGGCACAGCCCCTGCGCGGTATCGACCTCAGTCACCACACCTGAGCGGATGAGGTTGCGAATCGCGCGCGCGAGCTCCTGTATCGTGGATAACGTATTCATAGTGCAAGAATGCCTCTGGTCTGGAGCCGCGCCAATTCGCGCGGCTCCGGTGATGACTCACACAATATTTATTTGCCGAGGTGACTGAGAATGACGTCTTCAATCATCTGCTCATCGTCGCGGGTGAAACCGAGGAGCGGGCGCGCCTCGTACTGCACTTCCCGGCTGTTGCGGTTTGGCCGGTCTTTGAGGCCATACTGATGTACCTGCGCCATGCGCTGCACTTTGCCGGTAAATTCCACCACTGCCGCACTGTCGCTGCCTTTGGCTTTCATAAAGCGGTTAGTGCGCAGTCTGGCGAACATCTCACGCTTAATACGGCCTTTCTTGCTCCGCACCGGCTGGCGCTTTCGCGCGGCATACGGGGTGCCGTCGGGTGCCTGCTGCCGCTTAATGCGTTGTTGCTGACTGGCGCGCAGCTTTTTCGCAATCTCAGCCGCCATTTGACGACGTGCCGCCGGTGACAGGCTGGCAATCAGACCGGCGAGACGCTCCTGCAGCGCGGTTAACTCACTCATCCCACTTACTCACCAGCTCGCCGTTAACGTACAGCTCGACCGGGCGCGTCACTGGCTCAGGCAGAGGTGGCTCAGGGGCATAGCTGACATGCAGTGCGCCGTCTACCTCTTTAACGAGCGTGCGCTCGGTGAGTCTCAGGCTGATACTGATATCGAGCGAATCGTTGTTATTGATATCAATCATCCATGTGAATCCTTTCTCCCGCCCGTCGTCGGTGGTCATAATGTCCGGCTGATGCTCACGCAGCCATGCCTGTACCGGCACAAATATCAAATCGAGGTCGCCGGTAAAGTCAGTCACCACCACGTTAAGCACGTACACCTTTTCAAACGACAGCGAGCTCTCCAGTCGGGAATCCGTATGCCCGTTATCAGCGAACAGGCGCAGCATATCGGGGTTGTTTCGGAGCTGCGGCACGGCGTTAATCAGCGCCTTGCGCAGGCTTTTGTGCTTCTGCATCGAGTTCATCCTGACAGTGTTTGACGGTTTTGACCTGCAGCGCGCAGGCGGTCAGCGCGCCCTCAAGACGGCGGATATCTGCGCTCAGGTCGCCATTGGTTTTCGGATCACTTCCCGGCATCGGGCAAAGGCTCACCCTCGGGCATCCGTTGACCACATTCACCGGCGCTGGCGCAGGCGGGGCGGATGTGCAGCCTGCGCACAGCATCAGGGAGAGGAGCGTTATACCAGCGGCGAAAGGCTTCATTTTCATCAAGTAACCTCGTTATCGTCTGCTCACGGCGGCTGGCTTCTGCGCTTGCCTTTGCGAGCTGTTCGCGCAGTGCCACCTGCGCGGATTCATTACGTCTGGCGAGCTGACCGGCAACACTGAGCTGATTTTTCAGCATGCTAATCGTCGTCTTTTGCTCGCTCGCGACACGGTTTGCCGCCTCAAAGGAACGGGATAAATTGCCGTTCTCATGGCGCAACCACAGCAACCCGAGCGCGGCCAGCACAAGCAGCGTTATCAGGACTTTCATGCCATCACCCCGCCAGCCGAGCGCCATACGGTGACCAGCTTTTCGAGACTGTGCTCGCGCTGGCCGTAACCGGCACCCGGTAATGACGCCCAGATATTGCGGCAACGGGAAACAGCACGCTCAATACGCCCCGCCCGGATATCGTCAATAGCGCCGCGCTCCCGGATTAACTGGATCGCGAGCTTGTCCTGCGACAGTGGGCTGAAATCAGGCAGTGAGAGCTGTTTTTTATAGTGCGGCCAGAACAGATAAAGCTGCTGGTAACGCCCCGATGCCGTGGATTTCTCGCCACGGCGATTAAACACTTTCGGTGGTCGGCCATGTGCGAAAGGGTGGTCGCTGTAATCGGTGAAAATCTCTGGCCTGCCATCAAGGCCGGTAACAATGACGTCGTAGCCACGGTTTTTCGTCAGTGGATGGTTCACCGTTCCTTCGGAATACGCCAGCATATCCAGAAAGGCGGCGATATTCTGGTGAGTATTAATGACCGGCATCACCTTCCCCCTTCTGTGACTTAAAGCGGCGCTGAATGGCGATTTCCACCACCTGATAACCGGCAATACCGAGCATGGATCCAATACCGCACACGGCGGGCAGTGACATATCAGGAAACTGCACCAGAACAACACCGGCGACCATTGAGACAAAACCGCCGAGCAGCATGCGCCCGACAAACAGGCGCGGGGTGATGGGCTCACCACCTGCCAGCACTTTTCCGACCACAATCAGTGCCCCAATCACAAACAGTGACAGGACGCCTTTTTCCCCTTCAGTCATGGTTTACTCCCAAAGATTGATAGTTTCAGTTACGGGTGAAGACGGCACATCCGGCAGCTCAATTGCCGTGCCATGCGGCAGAATGACGCCCAGCTCAGACAGGCCGGGATTAGCCTGCAGCACCGTTTCAACAATGCCCTCAGTGCGCCCGTAATACCGGGCGCAAATCACGTCGAGGGTGTCGCCCTGCATCGACCTGACCTTCATCAGAGCTGGCCCACTATGCAGCGCGGTTTGTCCTGCAGACGCGCGACCGACCAGCGCATATCCCGCCACAGGTCATCAATGGTGGTTTCGACGCTGTCGGCTTTTTTGTCACCCTTGCCGGTGGCTTCAACACCGCGATAGCGCTCATACAGGGTGGCGGTTGCCATCGCCGTTACGGCGCTCAGATAGTGGAAAATACGCACATTCTCGCCATCGATTTCCTCAGCAGGCACGTCGGCCAGATGCTTAAACCCGGCGGCAGTCTGGCGCAGCCGGTAGTCGTAAAGCTCCGCATTGGTTTCCGCCATGCCAGTTCTTATGGCATGGCGCAGGCGCGCATCGGAAACCGTCTGCTCAAGCCGCATCAGCTCGCGCACACGCTTCGGATCCACATCAGGGAAAAAGAACGTGTTTTTAATTACTGCGTCGCCCGTCTCCGGTACGGGAATCACCACGCCCGGTACGTCCTGCGGTTCGTCGGGCTGGTTCAGAATCACTGTCGTCATGACAACCTCATCAGGTTGGGCGGTGGACGCCGGTCGCCGTCAGGGTCAAAACCCGCTTTGACCGGCGTGCCGCCCGGCTCGGGGAGCGTTCAGTTAACCGGCGGTTTTTACCGCCTTTGATGGACGCCCGCGCTTTGCTGCCGGTCTGGCGACAGGTTTGCGCGTGCGCGGTTTAGTCGTTTTACGGGGTGGCGCCTCCGCTTTTGGCTTCAGTGCGCGTTCCAGCCGCTCAATCTCCTTGCGCACACCGGCATTGCGGTCGAGCTGCATCGCGCGCTGAAACTGCGCCAGCGCCTCGGCATTCATACCGGCATCACGCAGGGTCAGGCCTGTCACCTTATGCAGACGGGCACGCACCATATCTGGAACGTCAGCGCCGTCGGTCAGGTCGATAGTGGTCTGCAGCCAGGAAAGGTCGACAGACTCACCGGCATCGCGCAGACGCTGCGCGGCAAGCGCCACTTCCTCAACCAGCATGTAAGGTGTTGTGCGGCGATGGTCAGAGGTGAGGCCGTATTTCAGTGCGTAGGGGGCAATTTCCAGAGCGCCAGCGATATCACCGGCATCGAGACGCCACAGCATGACGGTCATAACAATGTCATCCTGCGCACCACGACCATCAGCCAGCACACCGGCGACCCACGGCGCATAGAACGGCAGCAGCTCGCGCTTTTTCTCGGCTTTACGTTCGTTTGAACGGATGTTTTTTAACGTGCGGCGGTCATCGGCCAGCTTAACCAGCATCTGCTCATAGGCGGTTGCATTGCGTAGCGGGGCTTGCTCCCGCTGCGCGGCTTGAGAGGCCGAGACCCGCATCATGTGACGCTGTGCGGGGCTCGTCATGGTTTAGGCTCCGCTTTCCGGTGCTGCAGGTGCGGTGAAATCGCCCAGGGTGATGTTTTCCAGCAGGCACCCGGCGGCATACGCCTCGACCACATAGTCGATATTCATCGACTCGTAGTTTTCAACGCAGTCTTTTTTCGGGTTTTCATCAATGCTGCGGCGGTGGCTCTCATCCATGAAATAGATAGAGAGGTTTTCCAGCGTGGTCACTAACACGGCATTCGCCGGGAAGTACGGCACACGCACAGCAGGCAGGTTGCCGATTCGCTTCTGGCTGATGATGATATCTGCCGCGAGCGCCTCGCTGTTTTCCTGCGGCTTGTTCACCAGCGGGAAATATTTGTCGGCCAACAGCTTACGGCCAACGATGGCAACGAGTTTCGGGTCATCCTGATAAACCTCGTCAATCAGGTTATTGGTCGCATCCATCACCAGCGCGTCGAGGTTCTCATAGTCGCCGTTTCGACCGACGCGAATCACTGCCGAAACGACCTTACCGTCAGCATCGGTGATATTGCTCATCACACGCGTCGGGGCTTCATTGCGGTATTTCTGCAGCCAGCCGACGGCCACATCCTGCAGCATCGGATTTTTGGTGCGGTCAGAGGTGGCGGCGCGGGTGGTACCGTTAAAACCGGCCATGATGAAATCGAGCGCCTGACGCTTGACAATGGCGTCGCGGATGCGGCGCTGGAAGTCCTGAAAACGCGCCCACAGGTCGAGGGTTTTATATTTCAGGTGGAAGTCAAAGTTAATCTGGTCGCACTCGTACTTGTTGGATTCAAGCGCGGTGAAGTCTGCGGTCTTACGCTCATCATCGCCCGAGGTATCAGTCGTGCTGGCGATAGTACCGGTCACACCGACGCCGATTTTCTCACCCTTCATTTCTGCGACCGGCAGAATATTAATCGTCTGCAGAAACGCGGATGACTCCTGCACTTTGTTCATCAGCGTTTGCGTGACGGACGGCTCGACAGTGAATTTTTTACTGACGTCATCAGTGCTGATGCCGTTCAGCTCAGCGACGCGGGTCAGATAGGCATTAAACTTAAAACGGGTTTCCGGGCGCATAGTCTTTCCTGTTTGAATTTATCGGTTAGTCACTGCATCGGGCGGGGTTGCCGCCCGGTTTCTGTTCTGCGGTTTATCAGCAGTCGGTCAGCAGCTCATCGCCACCGCCGCCGCTGGCTTTCGTGCGTCGCGGCTGGCTGAAACTTTCGGTTTTGTCGAGGGTGGTTTTCAGGGCGGAAAATGCCTGGCTGGTTTCTTCAACCTTGCCGGTCAGTTCCTGTTTAAAGGTGGCTAGCGCGGTTTCCATATCGGAAAGACGCTTATCCTGCGCAGTGAGGCTGGTCTGCACATGTTCGCTGACGGTGGTCACCGCCTCATGCACATCATTCAGGCGCGCATCGTCGCTGACCTGTTTACGGCTGAAAATGGCTTTCACCTTGTCGGCCAGGCTGTTGAGCACCGTGTCGGGAACGTCTTCAAATTCCAGTTCGGCCAGCGTGGCGACTGAAAAGACATTTTCAGGACTGGCCTTAAAGCGCTGCAGCGGGTTGTGCTTCGCCTTGCGGCAGAATTCGAGGTATTCAGTACCGAGGCTCGCAGGGTCATCAGTGACCGCAAGGCCGACAAGATAGCATTTGCCGCTGTTACCAAAATTCGGCTGAATTTCCATAGAGGTATAGACCTTCTGCGCGGCTTTATTCATCGCGATAAGGTCATCGGTCGGGGTGATTCTGGCGAACAACGCCCATTTGCCATTCAGCGCAGAATCGTCGTCAATCTTTTCGGCTTTCAGCTCAACCACATCGCCATAACGTTTAAACATGCCGTCGGGCAAAAGGCCGCGAATGTGTTCAAGGTTGATACGGCAACCGTAGACGCGCGGGTCATAGGTTTCGGCCATTTCCTGAATATCGCTGGCGCTGATAATGCGCCCGTCGCAGGTATCACCCTCGACGCCGATGCGAAAGAATTTTGAGACTTTTTTTGCCATTGTCAGGAGTCCTGAGGTTGGGGTTACGGGTCAACGCCAGTTTCCAGTCTCAGGACGCGCCAGACCACCAATGACGACTGGATAACCTCCCACACAACAGCACCTTAGCGAATCACTGACGGCCATTAAGTAGCCTTGCCCTGAATCCACTACGGCGAGGCATCAATGACCATTTCCACCGATACAACCTTATTGCATGACCCGCGACGACAGGCATCGCTGCTTTACTGGCAGGGCTTTTCCGTGCCACAGATTGCCGAAATGCTGCAGGTCAAGCGCCCGACCGTGCAGAGCTGGAAACAGCGCGACGGCTGGGACGGCATCGCACCGATTTCCCGCGTCGAAAGCAGCCTTGAGGCCAGGCTGATTCAGCTCATCGCCAAGCCGCAAAAGTCAGGCGGCGACTTCAAAGAGATTGACCTGCTCGGGCGGCAGATTGAGCGACTGGCGCGCGTCAACCGCTACAGCCAGACCGGCAACGAGGCCGACCTTAACCCCAACGTTGCCAACCGTAACAAGGGGGAGCGTAAGAGGCCGAAAAAGAACTTTTTCAGCGATGAGGCTGTCGCAAAGCTGGAAGAAATTTTCTTCGACCAGTCTTTCGAATACCAGTTGCAGTGGTACCGGGCAGGACTGGCGCACCGTATTCGCGATATTCTCAAATCCCGCCAGATTGGCGCGACGTTCTACTTTTCCCGCGAGGCACTGCTGCGCGCGCTCAAGACCGGCCATAACCAGATTTTTCTGTCGGCCAGTAAAACGCAGGCTTACGTGTTCCGGGAATACATCATCCAGTTTGCGCGACTGGTTGACGTCGACCTGACCGGCGACCCGATTGTCATCGGCAACAACGGCGCAAAGCTGATTTTTCTCGGCACCAATTCCAACACCGCGCAGAGCCATAACGGCGACCTGTATGTCGATGAAATATTCTGGATCCCGAATTTTCAGAAACTGCGCAAAGTCGCCTCGGGCATGGCATCGCAGAAGCACCTGCGCTCAACCTACTTTTCGACGCCCTCAACGCTGGCGCACGGGGCTTACCCCTTCTGGTCGGGTGAGCTGTTCAACAAGGGGCGCGCCAGTGCCGCTGACCGCATCGAAATCGACATCAGTCACCGCGCACTCGCCGGTGGTCAGCTCTGCGATGATGGCCAGTGGCGGCAGATTGTCACTATTGAGGACGCCCTTGCCGGTGGCTGCACCCTGTTCGACCTCGACCAGCTCAGACGCGAAAACAGTGATGAGGACTTTAAGAACCTGTTTATGTGCGAGTTTGTCGACGATAAGGCATCGGTATTCCCGTTCGAAGAGCTGCAGCGCTGCATGGTCGACGTGATGGAAACATGGGAGGACTTCGCCCCGTTCGCCGACCATCCATTCGGCTCGCGCCCGGTCTGGATTGGCTACGACCCGTCCCACACCGGCGACAGTGCCGGATGTGTCGTACTCGCGCCGCCGGTGGTTTCGGGTGGCAAGTTTCGCATGCTGGAGCGTCACCAGTGGAAAGGCATGGACTTTGCCGCGCAGGCAGAAGGCATCCGCAGGCTCACTGAGAAATACAACGTCGAATACATCGGCATTGACGCGACCGGCCTCGGTCTCGGCGTATTCCAGTTGGTGCGCTCATTCTACCCGGCGGCTCGCGGTATCCGTTACACACCAGAAATGAAAACCGCAATGGTGCTCAAGGCGAAAGACACGATTCGCCGGGGCTGTCTGGAGTACGACGCCGGTGCAACTGACGTCACACAGTCGTTTATGTCCATCCGCAAAACCATGACCAGCAGCGGGCGCAGCGCCACCTATGAGGCCAGTCGCACCGAGGAAGCCAGTCACGCTGATATCGCATGGGCCACCATGCACGCCCTGTTAAACGAACCGCTTTCTGCCGGTAGCGGCATGCAGCCTAAATCCATTCTGGAGATTAACCAATGAAAAATAATGTTTTCTCACAAAGCCAGATTCAGGCAATGGCCGATATTCTGCACAATGACAGTTTTGACTATCAGGCAACATGGTTGCGGGTCGGAAAACTCAATATCGACCGCAGCATTACTAAATCGCGCCAGATTGGCGCAACGCTGCTATTTAGTCGTGAGGCACTGCTCGATGCGCTGACAACGGGCGATAATCAAATCTGGTTTGCTCATTCAGTTGAGCATGCGCGCGTGGCGCTGATGTACATGAACAATCTTTCAGCACGCGTCGGTGTCCGTCTGGCGAGCAACGGTTACAGCGTACAGCTTGACAGCGGTGCGACTATCAGCCTTGTCGGCGAGGAATCCCATTGCGCCGCGCTGGCGGGTAATGTCTACCTGGATGAGTTCGGATGGTTCAATAACCCGTTAAGAGCGGCAAAAGTCGCAGCGGCTATAGCCTGCCATAAACGCCACAGCCTGACGATGTTCACCTCTCCCTCTGATAATTATGACGCTTTCCGGGTGTGGAACGGCACGTTCCGCAGGCATCGACCGACACCGCTAATCAATACCGGCGACAGTGTATTCTGTACAGATAGCGTCTGGCGCCAGTCGGTCACACTGGATGCAGCATGCCAGCGCGGGTGCAATCTCTTTGCACCTGAGGAAATTAAACACGAATACAGCGACGATGATTATCGCATGTTATTTGGTTGCGACTGGTCTTTCGCTGTTGCAGCGGGTGAGGTGGCAGCATGAGCAAGCGCAAGCCACGCAAAGCAGTTGCCATGACCGCCAGTGCACCGCAAAAAATGGAGGCGTTCACCTTCGGTGAGCCGGTGCCGGTACTCGATAAGCGCGACATTCTGGATTACGTCGAGTGCATCAGTAACGGCAAATGGTACGAGCCGCCGGTCAGCTTCTCCGGGCTGGCAAAAAGCCTGCGCTCTGCAGTGCATCACAGCTCACCGATTTACGTTAAACGCAACGTGCTCGCGAGCACCTACATTCCGCACCCACTGCTGTCCCGTCAGGATTTCAGCCGCTTTGCGCTCGACTATCTGGTATTCGGTAACGCCTTTCTTGAGCAGCGCCACAGCGTCACCGGCCAGTTAATCAAACTGCTGACTTCACCGGCAAAATACACCCGGCGCGGGGTCGATGACTCGGTTTTCTGGTTTGTGGAAAACTTCACTCAGCCGCATGAGTTCGCACCCGATACCGTGTTCCACCTGCTGGAGCCTGATATTAATCAGGAGATTTACGGCCTGCCTGAATATCTCAGCGCGCTTAATTCTGCGTGGCTGAATGAATCCGCGACGCTGTTCCGCCGCAAGTATTACCAGAACGGCGCGCACGCAGGTTACATCATGTATGTGACTGACCCGGCGCAAAGCGCGACTGACGTCGAATCGCTGCGCGATGCAATGCGTAACTCTAAAGGGCTCGGCAACTTTAAAAACCTGTTTTTCTACTCACCGAACGGGAAACCGGACGGCATAAAAATCGTGCCATTGAGCGAGGTCGCCACAAAGGATGACTTTTTCAATATCAAGAAAGCCAGTGCCGCCGACCTGATGGACGCTCACCGCGTGCCGTTCCAGCTTATGGGCGGCAAGCCCGAGAATATCGGCTCACTCGGTGACGTTGAGAAGGTGGCAAAGGTATTTGTGCGCAACGAGCTGTCGCCGCTACAGGACAGATTCAGGGAGGTAAACGACTGGCTCGGCATGGAGGTCATCAGGTTCAAAGAGTATACCCTCGATAACCCGGAATAATTCCCCCTCAAGCCGCCAGTATTGGCGGCTTTTTCATACCCCACCACCATCACGCCTCAGACGCGCCACACGCGCACAACCACACCCGATCATCAACGAACCGACAGCGACCACGAAAGCGCCATCACGACGCGCTCAGACGATAATTTTTAATATTACGCACCACCGCTGGCGCGCAATGCTTTCCCCGCCACGCCTGCCCGCTTTATGGGTCGGTTTTAATGCAGTTGCATGACCACTCTGGATCCGCGCCAGCTCTGGTGGCGTACGGCCAGAACGGGCAGGCCTGACGCATGCAAAACCATGCACCTGTTGCATGCATGGCTAAAAAACGGGAAATTCGCGGAAAAATGGCATAAAAAAACCGGCATTTTTGGTGCCGGTTTGAATCAGGTTTATTGAGGTCACTTGTTGCGCAATGCGCCAATAACACTGTTGAGGCACATGCTGGCAACAATCAGCAGAAAAATCGTTGTCCACGGATTTTCATAAACGAGAGATAACATATTTATATGGTTCCTTTTATTTGCGCATTCTGATGTGATTTAACAGGTGTTTGATAACGACTGAAAGCTCATCTTTATTAGCCTTTTCGACCATTTTTGCGGTGTAGCTTTCCACCTTGCGAGAGCTCAGGTCGTTATTTAATGCCATTAAAATCAGATTCTTTGCCCAATCGGCAAACGGGTCTTTTTTCGATGAAAGGTGATTTTGCATGTCCAAAAACCTCGAATTATTTAACCAGCAGACGGTGGAAGTATTTGCGACGCTATGACCGGCTAACGCCTCGCGTAGCTCGTTGTTCAACCCCGTCAGCACTGAAAGCGAGTTTCAGCGCCGACGGCGTTTGCTATGGTCGACGTGGTGGCGGTGCGTAATGTGCCGGTCTGCTGATATTATCCAGTTTGCCATAGTTATCCCTGACTATTTCTGCACACCCGACCAACTCTGCTGGAGTCAGGTTCTCATTGACCATTATCGTCTGCAGACGATGAACGATAGCCATAAGTTTTATGCTTTTAGTTTTGTGCTGCGGAATTTCGCCCGGTAGTCGATGCATATTATCGCCCTCAATGAATTTTATTTAGTGTCCTCAAGACGCCACTATAAAATCCGATAAGGTAACGTCCCATTCATCACGGGTGTGTAACCAATAACACATCGAGAAACTTTGAAAGGTAGAACTAACGCCTCGCGGTGCGAGTTGTTCAACGCCGCCAGCACTGAAAACAAGTTTCGGTGCCGGCAGCGTTTGTCACTATGTTATTTAATTGTCCAGTATCGAATCGACCTCACCCGTTCGCACGTTGACGCGTGCTGCTACGGTTTGTTTGACCACGCCACCATAAGCATTAGTGCCGCGAAACGTTGTTTTTACAACGGCATGCGGGTCTTTATTCAAAATCAGATGGTAGACCGTTGAAACATGCTTATAAGAGGAATCATCATTCATGCTGGCTTTTATCAGCTTCTCTAACGGGCGATAAGAGCCATCCCAACCACTAAAATTACCCTGAAATGCGTCAAGGTTGATTTTATTATTTAGGGATTGTGGATCCTTCTCGAAGTCGTTAAAACACCATTCCAACACATCACCGAGCTTTAACGCATCATCTTTCGTAAAAGTGTACTCACTCATACAGGCATAAAAAGCATCAGCAGAGCTTACCGGTACACCTTTGAAGCCAACATAACCTTTAACGATATCGTGCCGGGTTTCTTTTGGCTCATTGCGATATTCTTTGAGGGTCTTATCTGCGTACTCAAAGATTGGCGTAGTCGGTTCCGCTTTAACCTCCTGCACGTCAGCTTTTGCCACAGGCTGACTTTTTTCAGTCGGCCATAATATTGAGCCAATAACACCCAGCGCCAGACAGCCACCAAGATAAACCGCACTGGAGCGCTTACGGTTCGGCATTCGAACCAGCGACGGCTTGATTAACCCCACGATAAAAGCAATAAAGAGAGCCAGAGATAAAAATGCTATTACGGTATCCATGATTTTCCTTTATGTGTAATCCCCATACAAAACAACCCCATGCTATCAAACATGGGGTCGAGGGTTGCACATTTTTCAGGGATTAACGCCAGCTCTCATCTTCCCACACTTCCTTAAGGATGCTATCCAGCGCTTCGCGGTCTGAATTTTTATCGAATCCCATCAGCTCGACACCGGTCATGGCTCCCTTTTTAACAGTAACGCGCGTTGAGGGGAAAACAGACTGTATTCGCTTGGTCAATTCGCATTGAAAAGCATCAATTACCGGCTGGCCGATTTTTTGGTCTTTATCCAACGTGATATTTACTTTCACCTTGCCCTCCTTTGCAAAGGTTTCATCAACAGGTGGCGCGGAAAAAACAACAGAAAAATTATTATTTTTCATTAGGTTGCCTCTTGCTATCTCCGCGATTAAATTCAATGCAATTTCACGATCTCTTTCCTTACAAGTACCTTCAGCAGTCAGACGCGCAATCATTTCGACCCGCTCAATCATAACGTGCTCGTTTAGCTCTCTATCCACACAACCTCCATTACGAGATACTGTATATGCATACAGTAACACGTAATAACCAAAGGTGTGAAGAAAAAATCACAGTTAAACACACTGTATGTACATGATATGGATGAATATTAACGATTATATTTTCGTTGCGAGTTCAGCTAAAGCCGCAACACGATTGAGGATTATCCTAGCCTTAGCCTGATACGATGGTGCTGAGGTAAATATTTCTCCCTTGGCCGTTCCTCTCAACCATTTACCGTTAAAGCAACTTTTACCACCGGCCATCAGGTGCAGGGCTTCGCCCCGGCTGATTGTGATGCCGGTAGTCAGATGTATCTCGTCGATAGTTTTCGCTATAGCTGCGTTTTGCTCATCCGTTCCGTGGATAAATTTTCGCCGTATTGCTGGCTTTTGCTTCCTGAGTCGGTTTGTCAGCTCTCGTTTTTCACGTCGACTTAGGGGTTTAGATAAATCGAGTTCCGGTGGATCGCTTTCGCTTCCCGTACAGTTATTGACAGAACTCCGAGAGGGCGCAGGAGCGCCCTTAACGTCAACGGCCAAATCAACGGCACGCTTCGGCACAATTTTCCACTGCGTTAGCCGGGTTAAAATCGGAGTGCCAGCACCAATAGCGGAATCGTATACGCCACGAATGCAGACGGTTTCCTCACCATACTGATTAAACTCAGTGCGCGGTTCATACAGTGTGCGCACCTGCAAATCATCGCGACGGACAAACGGCCCACCCTGCGCATTAACGTAACCAGCCCAGTCACCGGCGTCAGCGGCATCATGGACGGCGGCAAACTCAACGCTCAGACCATGCGCGGCCTCGGTATCAGCGAGACGACGCAATTCACGGTAGACCGTCACCGGCGCACCGCCGATAAACTGAAACTGACGGATGTGCCAGCGCGCCGCCCATGCTGATACAGCGGGGGCTGTCTCTTTCAGCAGCTCACCGCTTTCGTCATCGGTTTCACCATCGAGAGCATAACCGTCGATGTTTTTAGAAATGTATTTCGCGACATAGCCGGTAGCACTGCCTTTCTCCGGGTCGATATCCTCAGCATGAAAGCGGGCTTTTTTAGCCTTATCACTTTTAAGTTCGTGGCAGTCTTCCTCCCATGCATAATCGCGGATGATGAGGCGCACGCGCTCGACGTCTTCTGGCAACATGAACATAAGCATGTGCCAATGCGGCGTTCCGTCGTGATGAGGCTCGGCAACACGTATGCCGAAAATGCGAATTTCTTCCCGATGTAGCTTGGCACGAATGCGCGCCCAAAGGCCGGTTAGGTAGTTCTGCGTGTCCGACGGGCTGGCGCCGTTCCATTTGCTGTTACGGTATCCCGCTTTAGTCGTGGCATGATATTTAGACGGTGCGGTCAGGGTGTAAAACTCCCCGACGTATCCGAGTTCATTGCAGATATTTTCAAACCCACGGATGCGGGTCATCAGCTCGCAGCGGCGTATCGCAGGGTTAGCGACCGAGCCGTCAAATTTTTCAATCAGGCTGATACGGTTGCCATCTTCGTCTTCGAGATCCAGACCTTTGAGAAATTCACGAGTGCGGCGCTTTTGTTCACGCCAGTCAGTCACGCAGTTTTTACTCGCATAGGCATGCTTTTTCTTACTGACGTTACCGACAGTAATTTGCAGATGTTCGCGCCATGCAGCCGCAATGCGACGCAGACGACCACGCCACCACACATCGTTAAACATGCGAGCGATGGCCGGGGCGATTTCATCTTCTCCGACATATTTCTTTGCCACTCGCTCCCAATACGGAGGGGTAACATTGAATTGCAGAGAAATAAAACCGGCGCGCATGTACCAGGTGTACAGCGTTTTAAGCTCGCTAAATCCGGTGTCATCAATGTCAGCCAGTTCAGCGCGAATGAAATTCGCGATATCAGCGGCCAAAAGGTCGATATCGGCGCGTGACATGTCCGGGAGTCGGTTATATCTGGCAACCATATTGACCATGCGTGACGCCAGATATTGCATAAGTTCAGTATCAAAATGACTGCCAAAAACAGCGGCTGATACATTGCTGTTGATACCCGCGCACTCGTATTTTTTTGCGACCAGTTCAAGACGTGGCAATGCCCTTTTGCAGAAACTTATTAAAAAGGCATTGGCTCGTTGACTGCCCTGATTTTTCTCCAGCACAGCAGCGGTGCGATAAACATCAAAACGCACGCATTCAGGCTGGAGAGAAAGCACCTTTCTCGCATGCAGCAAAGCCGCGAGCATACGGTCGCGGCGATGTTGTTGGTCATAGGTAAGATATGGGCTGGCTATTGCCTGTTTTGGAAAATTCCATACAAAGGCATAATCAATCTCACCCATAGCCTTTGCTGAGACAGGAGTGTCTATGACTTTATTCACTGAAGAAGATCCTACCCAACGCCGCTATGTTGATTTGATTACAGAGGTGACAGCTTTCGAAGCTACGAAAGAACCAATGAAGATCATTTCCGCATCCGACATGCTGGGCATTTGCGATGCTTTTCTTTCTGAGACTCAATGCCACATAGCAGACCGGCTACCTCTTTCAATAGCTGTTCGGCATGAGCTAGGTCGGAAAATTGAGTGGAATTGTCCACATAGCTGGAAACCACGCGAAGAATGGTCAACACATGTTCGGCACGCCTTACAAATTTTAAATCGACGTTATTTGGATACCCCAGTATCTCAACTGGATGACTGGCAGACCTGGGAAGAACTATCGACAGATATTCATGTGTCGGCTCGCTGTACTCGGCGGACTGTTGAGTTTTATCGCTCTGGAAATCCCCAGCATTTACCGATGTCGACTGAGCTTTTTGCTGTTCCCGAAGTTTTTTCAAAATTTGTAGCTTCGATTCTTTCGGGTGATATTCACCCTGTTTGGATGTGGCATGCTGACGCAGCCAAAACGCCGCGATGCCTCGATGGGCTTTATCCCAAATACGCGCCGCTTTCTTGAGCTGGCTTAGTGGTCTGGTAGTCATATCGCACCCCGATAGTGTTTTAATTTAAGTTCGGCGATTTGCTGGCAGGTCACGCAAAAAGCCACGCCCGGAATCGCAGCGCGGCGAGCTTCCGGGATTGGTGCGTCACATTCTTCGCAAAGAAAACGGGAAGGCGCAGCGATACGGCTGCGCGCGTTGCTGATGTGGCGCTCGCGGTCTTCCTGCTCGCGCTGTTGTGCTAAATCCATTGCGTCGGCCATTAGTGCAGCTCCTGTGATTCATTCTCAAAGCGGGTTGCTTCACGACGCAGCAGTTCGGCAGCTTCGGTGCCGCTCATACCCTCTTTGGTGATATGGATAGCCAGCGCCTCAAGGCGGATGGAAACAGCGAGCGCGCGGTCTTTACGCTCTTCTTTTTTTGCATCGGTCAGCAATACGGCCAGCGCATCACTATCAGTGTTAAAACTACGGATTTCGGTATTACGCATAATTGATTCTCCTGATTTCGGGCAATAAGAAGCCCGGCGGGTTTACGCCAGATAATTTCTTTTTTTTAATTAGCTATAACCAAATACGACGGCTGGTTTACTTTTCAATTGGCTGATAATTTCAGCTTTCAGGCTATCTTTAAACTGCTTGCAGCACTCCCATTCCGGGTCAACTCGTAAAATTATCCCATCGCGGGTTTTAATTTCAAAACCGTCTTCCATGTTCGGAATCATGGCACCTAAAACAATCCTTAATTCATCGCGTGACATGTTTAACCCCTTTAATAATAAAGTGGACAATACGAATAATTAAAAAACCTGACGATTTCGGCGGCTTTGTTTTCAGCCCTTTTAATAATTCGGACTGTGAGTGGCTCGGGTGCCAACGCTTGCCGTCCTTACCTGCGATCCAGCCGTGGCCGTAGTGCATGCCGGGGCTTTGTTTAACGAGCAGAGACGCGAATGACGGTTCACTTTTCAGCATACGCACCTCAAATCAGCCCGAAGGATGCGCCAATACCGCTCATGGTATCGACCACGCTCGACATAGCGGGATTAGTCTGCAGACGCGCATGCAACGCCAGCGCCGACAACGACAACATGCGAATGCCAGCATTAACGCTTTCAATCATGTTGTGCTTACGGGCAGAGGTCAGGCGCTCGTCAGAGGCTGCACCGCTCGCCAGCTCGCCGAGTTCACTCATTGCACGCATGACATAAGACTGCAATTTGTCTTTAGCCAGCTCATTAACCGGCACGCATGGCAGGCAATGAATCTGCGCCAGAAAACCATCAACGAGGGTTGAATCTTCGGTCAGGTCAGTCAGCAGCCACAATTCAGGCGGCGTGAACTGGTGAGGCTGTTCCGGGTTGAGCTTGTTACGTAACGTCTGAACATTCATACCCGCACGCTCGGCAAGCTTCGCCATGTTGTGACGCTGCGCAAAAGCCCGGCACGCTTCGTCATAGTGGGGATGTTTGGAAATCTGAAAATCAAACATGTTGAGCCCTCAAAATTCACATAAAGTGAATTACGCACCAATAACGAGTTGAAAACGGGAATGGCCCAATGCCTTACGCATCTGTTCCTCTTTCCAGCGGGCATAGTAGATACGAACTTGACCGCCAGCACGTTTACAGCCCTTACGGATAACGCGAGGTTCGATAGGTAAACGCGGGTTATCTCCGGTTGTCCAGCGGCGCGCGGTGCGGTATGACACCCCCTCAAGTTCTGCAAACTGTTGCAGGGTGACGATGGGGGCAGGCACTTTGATGATTGCGATTTCAGAAGCCATGTTGCATGATTCCCTATTTGCCAAAGATTGCAATTAAAGGGCCACCGTTTGCCAACATAGGGCCATCAATTGCGTAGGTTTAGCCAAAATATACTTCCCAATTGAGAAGTAGTAAATAGGTTTTATCGATATGAGAATAGATTCTTTAGGATGGAGCAACGTTGATGTACTGGATCGCATCTGCGAGGCTTACGGGTTTTCACAGAAAATTCAGCTAGCTAACCATTTCGATATTGCATCGAGCTCCCTCTCTAACAGATATACCCGAGGCGCTATTTCGTATGACTTTGCGGCACACTGCGCTCTTGAAACAGGGGCCAATCTGCAGTGGTTACTTACAGGAAAAGGGCAACCGTTCACATCTTCTGCGACAGCCGAGGACACAATGAGCATCGAGTTATTCACATTAAGTGAAGAAATACTCAAAAGTGATGGTTCTATAACAGTCGACGCTCATTTTTTCACAAAGCCGCTTACAGATGCGATGGCTATACGAACGGAAGGAAAACTCCATTTCATTGATAAGCAGGCATCACTCTCTGATGGCCTTTGGCTGGTCGACATAGAGGGTGGAATTAGTATTCGAGAGCTAACAAAACTCCCGGGTAGAAAATTGCACGTTACTGGTGGAAAGGTTCCTTTTGAGTGCGGTATTGATGACATAAAGACGCTGGGTAGAGTGGTAGGTGTGTACAGCGAGGTTAATTGATGACTGTCCGTAAAAACCCCGCTGGAGGTTGGATTTGCGAACTTTATCCTAACGGGGCAAAAGGCAAGCGTATCAGAAAGAAATTCGCCACCAAAGGTGAAGCGCTGGCCTTTGAACAATACACCGTACAAAATCCGTGGCAGGAGGAAAAGGAAGACAGGCGAACGCTAAAAGAATTGGTCGACGCATGGTATAGCGCTCATGGTATTACCTTGAGAGACGGACTAAAACGCCAGCTAGCTATGCACCATGCCTTTGAGTGTATGGGCGAACCACTCGCACGCGATTTCGATGCACAGATGTTTTCCCGCTACCGGGAAAAGCGGCTAAAGGGTGAATATGCCCGTTCAAATAGGGTTAAAGAGGTTTCCCCTCGCACGCTTAATCTTGAACTCGCTTACTTCCGCGCGGTGTTCAATGAGTTAAATCGCCTCGGCGAATGGAAGGGTGAAAATCCTCTAAAAAATATGCGCCCTTTCCGCACAGAAGAAATGGAAATGGCCTGGTTAACTCACGACCAGATTGCGCAACTGCTCGGAGAGTGCAAACGCCATGACCACCCTGATTTAGAAACAGTGGTGAGAATCTGTCTCGCCACTGGCGCTCGATGGTCAGAGGCTGAGAGCCTGAAAAAAAGCCAGCTCGCGAAATACAAAATCACGTACACCAACACAAAAGGCAGAAAAAACCGCACAGTTCCCATCAGTAAAGAGCTTTATGACTCCCTACCTGATGACAAAAAAGGCCGACTGTTTAGTGATTGTTATGGGGCGTTCAGGTCTGCTCTGGAAAGGACAGGCATCGAATTACCGGCCGGGCAACTTACCCACGTTTTACGGCATACCTTCGCCAGCCATTTTATGATGAATGGTGGTAATATTCTGGTCTTGCAGCGCGTGCTTGGTCATACCGACATAAAAATGACGATGCGATATGCGCACTTTGCCCCTGACCATTTAGAGGATGCCGTTAAACTTAATCCACTGGCGATGAGTGGCGATAAAATGGCGGTAGAAATGGCTCAAACTGGCCCTTAG